ATTAGAAGAAATGTCTATTGAAGAATTAGAAGCTAACATTAAAAAGATTGAAGAAGACTACTCAGAAATTATAAACGTCACTCCTGAAACTAAAAAACTACAATAGATTAACCTAGTATTGTACCTTTGTTTTTACCTTTAGTAATCATATAACCTTGTGTACCATTACGACCTATCTCAACTTCTTTTTTTAAAACTCTGTTTAAATATATATCATTCCAACCATTTTTATAGGCTTCTGTTGGTACTCTAGATCTACCATCAAATTTTTTACCTTTTTCTTTTTTCATAAATCTTCCTCTTGTTTGGGTAAGTATACATCAACTGCAGATTGACAATTAGGACAACTTAAATTTGTTACCATACTATAAAACTCATCCTCATCTTCGATGTCGTGATCACCACCCCATATTAACTCTGTTTGGCAATGCCAACAATTCATATTTTTATTTTCTCCATCTTAATTATACACCCTTTTGGGAATACATTTCTATCAGAAAATACTTCTTCTTTTTCATCATAAGAAGCAAAGGTCCATAAGAACTTATTTGTTTTCTTATATACATAGGCTTGTGTAATCATTACAGCACAACCAAACTTATCAAACTCTTCTATGGTTGCGTGCCCGGCATCCCCAGTGATATCCAACCAACGGATAGAATAGAAGTAATACCTTTTCTTGTTTATGATTGCGTGTCTATATTTAGATTTTTTTCTTGTTGTCATAATTTTGCCACATTTGAGTTTACCGATACCTAAAAAGGAATTTCTATTATAGTGCGCTTAAAATAAAAAATCCATGAAAAGGTGTCGGCATGGTCAATATACCCCTAATATGAGCTTAAAACCGTTGGTATTACTCACTTTATTTACCGACACTTTGGGTGTCGGCAGGGTGTCGCCGCGATATCGCGGTCAAAAATGCACATGTACCACAGGTTGAAAAACAGCTAAAAAACCCAAAATGGACAGCATTTACCGACACTACCGACACCTTGCCGACCCCTTCCCGACACCTTGGGTGTCGGCATTTTCTGTCATAATTTTGCCACATTCTTGCCACATTTACTTCTTAATTTTACCTTTAATAAATTCTTCTGCGGTCACCTGAACCGTGGTCCCTGCTCCATTAACCAACTCATAATACTCATTGATCCGCTCCAAGGCCTTATGTTGATACTTCTTCAACTCAAATCCACCGATCTCAAACTGTTGATAGTATAAATCCGGCGTGCACATCATAATCACAAACTGTTCGACCTTAGATTTATAAACATAGTTATGTGCCATCACATACATAGCACCTTGCAAGAAGTAATCCTGGACCCATTCGACCCGTTTTGGACGATTCGATTGCTTAAAGTCTACAATAGACTCTTTTCCATTAAAACTACATACAAGGTCCGTGGAGCCCGCGTAAAGGCCCGGATAGTAAAGGGTTACCTCCGACCCATAATACCCATCAATCGCTAAAAATCCGGTATCTATGACCTTCTGAGCCATACTTTTAGCCTTCTGTCCTAGCTCAGTCATATCCTCATAACCTTTACCTAATACATAGTTCTCTAAGTATTTGTGCATGGAAGTTCCTCGACTCGATGATACATTTTTAATACGTTCAGCCTCAGCTTCACCCACCTTAGCTTTCCAGTCTTTTAAAAACGTTTGATCCTTGGTCCGTGATAAAATAGTCGTGACACTAGGTAATCTAATACCGTGTACATCATAGGTTCGTGGTCCTTCACCATTGATCTGTCTAAAACTACTATAACTATACTTATCTAATTTCTTTATCATTTGGTTTTTCATAATGGTTAATAATTTTTGTTAGTTCAATCCTTTTCGTTAGAGCATGAGGTTGTATAGCCTTTGCTATCTCATACGCATCTCTAAAACCTCTTCGCCATCTATACTGCATCTTATGTTCGCGTCTTGGTTTCTCTCTTAGATTACCCCCGAACGTATCACAGCACCACTGTACTGTAGGTTTATCGGTCATAACTATTTCCATTTGTATACGCCAACATTTATATCTCCCATGAGGTTTATTAGCCCAATATTTTTTGTAAGTAACATTTCCCTCACCATCAAACAAACCTGCAAGATAAGCAAACTTACTTCTTATATCCTGTTCCATGGTCCTTGTTTCCCCAACGTTTGTTCCATGCATATACATTCATCTTGCTACCGACGTGTTCCATCCAAGATAAAGGTACATCAATAAATCTTTTATACTTTCTTTTTATAAGATCGATTGTATCCGGTATCGTTCTAATCATAATGCCTCTCATTTTCTAAAACTACTTTTTCTTTGAATTGTTTTTGTTTTAAATAAGCTTCTAAACTTTTTTCATTTTCTTTATTTCTCCATTCACATAAATTATCATCAAAATATAGAATACCTAATTCCTTATCAATATCATTTTTAAAGTCATCTATAATATCTTTTAAAGAGGATGTTTCTATTTTTTTAGTAATATCAACGGAACAATTTTCTTTATGTTTTATTTTCTTTGCATCTAAATAGTCTTTAAAACTTTCTATTTGTTTTTTACTTGCCTTACTTTTATCTCTCCGTGAATTCATAAAATTTACAAACATTTTATAAATACTGTAACCACTTTCTAAACTATAACCATTTTGATATTCTCCAACCATTATGTAATATTCACCTGGATTAACAACCCCATTAAAAAGGTCAATAAAAGATCCCTTTGCCTCCACATACCTAATTTCTTCGCCCCCGTGCCATCTATCACTCGTTCCTTTATGTATAAAATTAATAATTTTCTCGATGTGGCTCATGTGTTTAAGTGCTTCTTTTCTATGATTTCTACTCGCTTCGCTACATCTTTGAAATGCATACCAACCCTCTTCAGTATGTTCAACAGCCCATTTATTATAAGCTTCTTTTAAGTTAGGACCTTCAAGACCATCAATTTTTGCTATATCATCTTCGTGTTTTCCTATTTGTTCAAATTCCTCTTCACAATAGGCTTTTAAATTTTCTCTATCATAAGAATACCTCTCTCTGTCCTCTTCAATTTTATCTCTAAGCTCTATTATTTTTTTATTTAATTTAGCAATTTTATCTTCTTTAAATTGTTTTAATATATTTTTAGGAACCTTTAAATTTAATTGACTAATAATGTGTTTAATTCGATTATAATCAAACCATTCTCCTCTTACATTTGCGTAGTGAAACTGACTTTGCCATTCAGCTTCGGAGCCTTCAAAATATCCTAATAAAATTAATTTAATTGGATTACCTGTTTGACATCCTTTTAATCTTGCTACTACGCCTGTCTCAGAATCAGATTTACCAATTTTAACATAAGACTTCCTATTACTTTCAGAGTGTAATAAAAAATAAACTAACTCTTTTTTTAATATATTATTATTATTTTTCTTAATCATAATCTGCTTCCCCTGCAGTTAAATCAATCCAACTATATTTATAACATAACCTAGATAACAGATCCCATTTGCCTGTCTCTCTACATTTCTTAGCTATACATTTTATTCTAAATACTAATGCTGTTTCTCTATTTTCCTTACTAAATAATTTTAAAAACTCAGTGTATGCTGTTCCTCCGTTATATTTTTCTTCTTTAAGATCTTCATTTAATTTTTTTAGATCTTTAACTTTAACTTCATCAGAAATAGTACCGCCGTGCATGGCTATTTCATCTTTCCATACTTGTATTTTTTCATCTTCTTCGTTCATTTCTTTCTCCGTTTGTGTCGGCCCATGTACCATTCTCCTGGCTCATAGTCCCAACGTTTACCGTGATGGCCGCGTATATCCGCGTACCACATTCTAAGTCTTACTATCCATTTTCTTATGGTCATATACTGCCGCTATTCCTAAATTGTTTTAATTGGTTTTCTATTTGTTGTGTAAGTTTTATATTATCTCTTCTTATATCATTTATTTCTTTTTCTAAAGTTTCAATGTGTTTATGTAAAAATTTATTTCTTTGTATCCATATTTCTCTCGGTACATCTGCATTCTTATACTCTTCATGTTCACTCATTACTTCTCTCGAAGTAGCTTCGTATAATTTATCTCTCATTTTCTCCTTTCAGTTTTTCGTACGCATGTTGTTTTATACCTTTTTTTGTTTTCATAATAGTCAGCGTATCAACTCCATTATAAGCTTTCACTGCAGGACTCTGTGATACTACGGTCCCACCTATACTTCCTAACAAAAATACCTCACTGCAACTTGTCAGTGCCAAAACCATTATCATCATAACTAGGTTCTTCATTTATCTCTCCTTGTGATTCACACTTAGCACATTGAATTGTAATTTTTTCTTTTTCATGTTGGTCTCTCCATATCCTTCGGTAACCATTTCCACTGCAGTATTTACATATTATTTTCATTGTTTTGTACTTACGATAGGAACAATATTATCGTACCTTATATTGTTTATAAAGCAGTTAATCTTTTCTTCTCTTTCTAAAACCTTAGGTAATATTTTTTTTCTTACATACCTTGGGTCACGTCCTGCTAATGTACATACTTGTTTAAAGTTTGCGCTGTCATTCTTAAACCAACTGATTGCTTTTAAAGCTTCGGTGTGGTCGTTTGAATTAACTGCATCATCTGCCGCTTTTGCAACAACCGATACCCATAACAATTGTTCGGGTTCTAGATGTGTTCCAAACAAATCAACAACGTTACTGTTTGCTAGGGGCTCTCTGTATTTTGCCATTATATTTCTTTGCTTTCTCGTTTACTATTATTTCTACTGTTTTACTTATTGATAACTCTGTACCAGGAATTATTAGTCCTGAGAGAGACTTTAGTTTATTGTATGTTGGATGTTTTAGTGATACATTTTTATATTTAGTAATGTCTGTCATATTCTTTCCTTTGTTAAAAGGAACATAAACATAAAACGTAGGATAGTCAAGGAGTAAAATGAAATTTTTATTAGTTATAACAATTTGTTCAAATATATATCAAACCTGTATGCCTCCATCAGAGATATATCCTATGTATGATAATTATAATGCTTGTGCAATCGCAGGTTATCTAAATAGTATTACTGTAATTCAAGAACTTGGGCCTGAGAGAGTAGAAGCTGACCGTGTAGCTGTTCATTTTGAGTGTAGACAAATGCATGGAGCTTAAGTTGTTGACAATGTGTTTGAATTGTGGCAAAATTATGTACTTTTCTCACCTTAAAATCCTATCCCCTTAATTTCCCTTTCGGGATAGGTACGTTTACTATCTAGGTTCTTCTCCACCACATATATAGCCTATAACTTTCTTATCTTTATACACATGATAAGTTCTACTTTGAAACAGTGTTGTTCTTTTATTCTCTATTTGTGCTACATTTGTATGAAACCAACTACTACAGGGTGTATTAATTTCAAATGTATCCAATTTTATATCCCCGCCAAATGTAAGATACATCAAGGTGATCATTATGGGTTTCATCTAACGCCCCTGGCCTACATATTTTTTACGTCTTGTAGCTCGTGGTCCTACTTTTTTTGATATTCTACCTTTACGCTTTTTAGGTGTACGTTTGTGGTAGTTCGAGACTCCATATAAATTACCTTTCTTTTTTGCCATTCTTTTCTTTTAATTCTTCTTCGTCTATTTCTTTTTCTTGTTGAATAAATTCTCTATCTCTATCATCAAGTTTTAAATACTTAATAGATCCATTTACATATTGTCTAGTTTCTTCACCACACAATGTACATTTATAAAAATCTGTAACGATAGCTACTAATAAAGTTTCTTCATTACAATGTGGGCATTCACCGTGCACGGTATCTATGTAACCTATTTTTATTTGTTTCATGTTGTCCATGGTAAGTATATAACTTTACCTTCTTCTCTTCTAGCTTTAAGCCATTGATTTCTATTATTCTCTCCAGCATAACTACAATGTATCCATCCGGATGTAGGCTCACCCTCTTTGTAAAACTCAAGAATTCCCTGGTCTATATCTAAATTATTTTTTATCCAAATTGCTAAATCTATATTATCTACGCCAGGTATTTCAAAGTCTGCTGCGGCTGCTCCGTCGTCTGCAACGTGTTGACTGTTAATACTACTGCCTATTGCAATACATAATTCTGCGCAACGAAATCCGCTAGATATAATAAGTGGTTTGTCGAAATGAGAACGTATCGGTTGAAGTACATTTACCGCTAGTGCTTTTATATTTTCTATTTGCTGTGGATTAGGGTTATTATTAATACCTTTTCTCTCACTAACCTGTGATTTACAAAGCTCGTCTAAAGTTATGTTCGCCGTTAATTTCATGATTTATAGTTTGAGACTGTAGTATATTATTAAGCCTACTGCAAGACCTGCAACAACTGTATTTATAGGAAAAAAAGGTTCCATTATTCTAATATTAAAGCTTTAATAGAGTAAGATCCATCTATATTTTTTTCAAGTTGTGCTTTAGATTTAATGCATTTATAAGATACATTTTCACTTATTGGTGGTCTGCTAGCTTCACGTTTATGCTTCATACAAATTGACATTGAGGATTTTCCTGTCTTTGGATCAATCTGTATTCTGTGTTCCTTGATATCAGGTCCTACAAACATTAAAAGGGCTACGATATGCTCGATCATTTGTGGCCTCCATTAGCTCTTACTTTATCTTTTATTACTTCTATATCTTTTAAAGCTTTTT